AGCTATAGCCTCTCAAGTTGTAATAGGTGATAGTGGTGACGCTATTCCTGGTGCATTTGGTGTAGGCAAAGGCTGGTGTAACAAGAACATGCATTTAGATATGACAGATTATCAGTTTATCAAAGCAATAATGACTGCTTACTTAAAATCTAACAAGGGAAACTTTGAAGAAAGTAAAAAACAAATAAGAACTAACTATGGTGTATTGAAACTATATACTCTAGAAGAACTAAAAAGTAGAAATAAATGAAAAGAATAAACACCTGTACTACTATATTTATGGTACCAACACTAGAAACTCCTAAGAACAGTCTAAGAGACAATGGTTTTATAAATGCTTATATAAAAGATGAGCTATCAGAATCTGAGTATGAAGACTGTATTTATGTATTGTTTAAACCTAACGATCTTGATCTATTTAAAGATTTCTTAGATAATGAATACGAAAGAACAAAACAAGTTATAGAAGATTATGATTATGAAGAAGGTTTTGTTGTAGTTGTATATAAACTAAATAAAAAGTTTGATAAGGATTTTAATAAGATTAAACGGGGTGAGTATTCAAAAACATCTGAAGAGTTTCAGGAACTGTTTCCTAAAGTTGTTAAACTGAAGAAGAATGGTTTACATAGAGATGAAGTATCTTTGCAATATAGAGTATTCAATAAGACTAATGACTTAATAGAATATTGGCAAGAAAAGATAGGATCATCAAGTTCTTGGAAAGATGAATATGAAGTTTGGTCAGGATTTAACATAGAAAACGAAACATTAACTAAAAAAACATTAAATGAAAACAAAAGAATTATTAGCAAGCAATCCTAATGTAACAGAAGCCTTGCATAAATGGATGTTTGATAAGCTTACAGAAAGCTTTAAAGACTTTGATAAAGATGAAGCTTTTAAAGACTACATATTAGCCAAGGGTGTGTCTGATAATCAGGTGCACTCTGTAGTCGAACTTAATCCTAGAGCATGTTTTGACTTGTTAGATAGTCATGATATCATTGTTACAGTTATGCATAAAGCAGACGGATGGACAAATAATTATTATCCTTCAGAAGATAATAAAATTTATGATAGTAGACTTTCTTGTGAGAAAGCAGGTCTTGCACTAGGTATTGTTGAACTAGAAAAAACATTAGAAGATGCCAAAGGGAACAAAGATAACACAGGAGATGAGGATATTAGTTCTGAAACGGACACACCAGGGAAAGACTGATAAAGAGATAGTTGAAGAGACAGGTCTAACTTTTTCATATGTTCAGAAACGTACTACAGAGTACTGGAGAGATAGGATGAGAAGAGCTTATCCAGAGAAGATAGAAGATCATCCAAAAGAAAAATAAAAAATAACGTTAGTATTGATATTTATTTTATAACTTTGAAGTTCTTGTTATAATTTGAACTAATTACTTCTGTTCTGTTTTTAATTGTTGTAAAGGCCTTGAGAGAAATCTTGAGGCTTTTTTTTACACCATATAGCAGAACAATGTTATCTATATTTCGTATATTTGAATTAACAATTAAACAATTAAATAATGGCAAAAAAACAAGATGCCCCTAACACTTTTGAACAGGCGTTAGAAAAATTAAACAAGCAATACGGTGTGGGAACTGTACTTGCATTAGACAGTAAAACTACAGGAGATTATGATGTATTCTCCACTGGAAGTATCGCTTTTGACTACAGGACTCTAGGAGTTGGAGGTTTTGTAAGAGGTAAAATGTATGAACTCATGGGTTGGGAAGGTACAGGTAAATCTACTATATGTGGACATGCTGTAGCTAGTTGTCAAGCTCAAGGAGGTAAAGTTTTATTCATAGATGGTGAGCATGCTGTGGACAAGAATTACTTTGAGTGCCTCGGGGTTGATACAACTAAAATGCTTATTTCTCAGCCATCTTGTGGTGAAGAAGGTTTCAACATTGCAGTAGAAATGATGTCAACTGGTGAAGTGGATCTTATTATTATAGATTCAGACTCATCTTTAATTCCTAAAGCTGTATTAGATGGTGAAGTAGGAGATCATGCAATAGGTAAGAAGGCTAGGTTAAACAGCAGTGCTTACCCAAAGATTAAAAGTATAGCTCATAACACAAACACATGTGTAATAGTTGTTTCTCAATATAGAGAAAAGATTGGTGTTATGTTTGGAAATCCTACAACTACACAAGGTGGTCATGCACTAAAGTTTTATTCTGATGTAAGAATAGAAGTGGCTAGATCATTAATGAAGGATGGTCAAGAAGTTATTGGTAACCTTACTAAAGTGAAAGCTACTAAGAACAAAATGAGTCCCCCTTATCA